ACTCGCCCTATGCCCAAAAGAGGTTCGGCCTCGGTGCATAACGTCGAGGAACTAACCCAGCTCGGCGACAAGCTGTTCGGCAAGCGCTTGTCGCTGTTGTCGATGTGGCAGGAGGTCGCCGAGAACTTTTACCCCGAACGGGCTGACTTCACGGTCAATCGGACGCTTGGCGACCAGTTCGCCGATAACCTTACCACGTCCTACCCCGTGCTTGTCCGGCGTGATCTTGGCAATTCGTTCTCGACCATGATGCGCCCATCGAACCTTGAGTGGTTCCATATGGGCTTGAAGGACGAAGGCAAGGAAGACCACGAAGGCAAGGAATGGCTGGAATACGCAACCGGCGTGATGCGCCGTGCGATGTACGACCGCGCTTCGATGTTCACTCGCGCATCGAAGGAAGCCGATCATGACATGGCGGCGTTCGGCCAGTCGGTGAAGTCGATCGAACTCAACAGCCTTGGGAACGGACTGCTCTACCGCTGCTGGCATCTGCGCGACTGTGCCTGGTGCGAGAATGCCGAAGGCACGATCGACACACTGCACCGCAAGTGGAAGATCACTGCCCGCGATATGGTGGGTCTGTTCCGCGACAGGGTCCACCATAAGGTCATGGAATGCCTGACCGGCAAGAAGCCTGATCCGTACCGCGAATACGAATGTCGCCACATTGTGATGCCGGCCGAGCAGTGGGATGAAACGCTGGCGAAGCGTTATCCGTTCGTCTCACTCTACATCGACTGCGACAACAAGCATCTGATCGAAGCGGTGGGGCAGCACTCGTTCAAGTACGTCATCCCGCGCTGGCAGACGGTGTCGGGCTCGCAATATGCTTTTAGCCCGGCGACGGTGTGCGGCTTGCCCGATGCTCGTTTGCTGCAGGCGATGGCCCGGACCTTGCTCGAAGCGGGCGAAAAGGCGGTGTCCCCGCCGATGATCGGGGTGCAGCAGGCGCTGCGCAGCGACGTGGCGATCTATCCCGCCGGGATTACCTGGGTCGATGCCGCCTATGACGAAAGATTGGGCGAGGTTCTGCGCCCGCTGACACAGGACAAGAGCGGCATTCCCGCCGGGTTCAACATGCAGAACGACCTGATGGGACTGCTGCGCGAGGCGTTCTTCCTCAATGCGCTGACCCTGCCGCAGAACGGCCCGGAAATGACGGCTTATGAGGTCGGGCAAAGGGTGCAGGAATACATCCGCCAGGCATCGCCAATCTTCGAACCTCTGGAGGACGAGGACAACGGGGCGGTCTGCGAGGCGACGTTCGAGTTGATGATGCGCGCGGGTGCGTTCGGGTCGGTCGAGGACATTCCTGAGAGCATCCGGGGCAGCGATATCGCATTCCGCTTCGAAAGCCCGCTGCACGACGCGGTCGAGCGCAAGAAGGGCCAGACCTTCATGGAAGCCGCGGCGTTGATCGGACAGGCCCTGCCGCTCGATCCGACGGTGTCTGCGGACGTGGACGTGCGCGAGGCGTTCCGCGACGTGCTTTCCTCGATCGGCGTCCCGGCCAAGTGGATGCGCGACGAGGACGAAGCCGACAAACGCCTCGCCGAGATGCAGGCGCAGCAGGAGGCAGAACAGTTGCTGGCCCAGCTCGGGCAAGGTGCCGACATTGCCAAGACGGTCGGCGAGGCTGGCCGCGCGATGGCGGCATAGGAGACCATGATGGCGAAGAAACCCACTCCGGCGAAGAAACCTGCGCGAACCAATCCGCCCGACCGCGACGGTGATAACGAACCAGGCGGCTCGCTCCCCGGCAACAAGACTGTCGCTTCGGCCAAGGGATCGCTCAAGCGGGATTATCGCACCCGGCTTTGTGCCGAGGATGAAGCGGCGTTCCAGCAGTGGGTCGAACCTGGCTATGACGACAGCCCGACCACGTCTTACGACGCAAGGGGTTACTGGCACGCTGCGGTGAAGAACGGCGAGGACATTTCTCCTGCGCTGTTCCGTACACCGTTCCACGAAGACCCTGTGGGGTCGCGATGGCTGTAAAGGCCCCGGAATACCTCAAGCCGCCCTTGTGGGAACTCGCCGACGTCACTGCGCTGCAATTGTTGGCGACGGGGGAATGCCCGCCGGACTTGCAGAAGCGAGCACTTGACTGGATCATCCAGGCGGCGGGCACCTACGACATATCGTTTCACCCCGACGGCGACCGCGCCACGGCCTTTGCCGAGGGCAAGCGGTTTGTCGGGTTGCAGATTGTGAAGCTCCTCGCACTTGACCGGAGCAAATTCAGGAAGGAATGACCCGATGACCGATGCTACTGCCGCGCCGGCAGATGCGTCCACCGATGACGTGGGCGTGATCGACCAGCCCGCGACACCTGACGCTTCAACGCCCGACGCCATCGCCAAGCCCGACGCGGCGAATGACGACTGGCGGACAACCTTTGCGACTGCCGAGGACGGCACGACCGATGACAAGCTACTCAAGTTCCTGGGGCGCTATCATTCCCCCAACGCCGCGATCGCCGCATGGAAGAAGAACAACGACGACATCGCGACCGGCAAATACGTCAAGCCGCTCGGTGACGATCCGACCGATGATGAACTGGCGTCCTACCGCAAGGATTTTGGCATTCCCGACGATCCGGCCGGCTATCTGGAGAAGCTGCCGGATGGCCTTGTGGTCGGCGAGGATGACAAGCCGTTCGTCGAGAAGTTCCTTTCGGAGATGCACGGCACGAATGCGCCCCCGGCCGCTGTGAACGCGGCGCTAAAGTCCTACTACAGCATCGTCGCCGAGCAGGAAGCTGCACGGGCTGATGCCGATGCCCAGGCGCGGGAAGTGAACGACGAGGCGCTACGCAGTGAATGGGGGCCGGACTACAAGCGCAATCTCACCGCGGCCAAGTCCTATCTCGGGACGCTGCCCGAATCGGTGCGGTCGATGTTCGAGGCCGGGCGGCTCCCCGACGGCACGGCGGTCGGCAACAATTCCGACGTGGTGTTCTGGCTGACGTCACTGGCGCTGGCGGAAAATCCGCTTGCGACAGTCGTTCCGGGGGCAGGCGCCAACCAGGCCGCCGCGATCGGCGATGAAATCACCGCGCTCAAGAAGGAAATGGGCGACCTGAACTCGTCCTATTGGAAAGGCCCGGAAGCCGAGAAGAAGCAGGCCCGCTACCGCGAGCTGGTCGAGGCCAGCCAGAAATTGCAAAGCCGGGGTTGACAACCACAGCGGTATTATAATACCGTTCATTTCTGTCGGTATGCGCTTGTCGCAGTCCGACGCACCATAGCAGGCGCAACAGGCTCCTGATCGCCCAACCCTTCGGGGTCCGGCCATCGACTGCAGCCAGATTGCCACTGTGAAATCCGAACCATTGTCCGTTTTTCATGGAGGCCATCATGGCTGCAACCGCACCGGTCACCCAGTATCGTGACGAGCTCATCGCGGGTTTCGAACAGCGCCAGTCGCTGCTCCGCTCCGCCACCACAACCGAAGCCGTCATCAAGGGCAATACCGCCACGTTCCTCGTCGCCGATTCCGGCAGCGCGTCCGCTGTCACTCGCGGCGTGAACGGCTTGATCCCGGCCCGCAACGACAGCCTGACGCAGACGTCGGCTACCCTGCAGGAATGGCACGACCTGGTCCACAAGACCCGGTTCAACATCTTCCAGAGCCAGGGCAACCAGCGCGCGATCATGCAGCAGACGACCATGGGCGTGCTCAACCGCAAGATCGACAGCGACATCATCGCTGCCCTTGCGACCGGCACCCTGAACACCGGTACGGCCGTCACCGCCGACGTGAACCTCGTGATGCGTTCGCTCACGATCCTCGGCAACAACGACGTTCCGTTCGATGGTGGCATCTTCGCCGTCATCACCCCGGCGTTCTATGCCTACCTGATGCAGGCGACCGAGTTTGCCTCGGCCGACTACGTTGGCGGCAAGCCCTACGAGAGCGGCATTCCGCTGCAGAAGCCGATGCTGATCTGGTGGAACAACGTCTACTGGATCGTGCATCCGAACCTGACGGGCGCTGGCACGTCGAGCGAAACCTGCTTCATGTTCCACAGGACGGCTATCGGCCATGCGTTCGACACCGACGCGCTCGATATCGCCCTGGGGTACAACGAGGAGCAGGACTACTCGTTCGCCCGCGCGACCAGCTTCATGGGTTCGAAGCTGCTCCAGAACAGCGGCGTGGTGCTGATGTACCACGACGGCTCCGCATACGTCTCGGCATAAGGAGGGACTGACCAATGACCTATTCGACTTCCTCTCCGCCGGTCCTCGTCCAGCAGCCTTTGGGCGGCGGCGCGGGCAAGTTCTGGATCTATCGCTCGACCGATGCAGCGGCGACTGTGGACGCGGCGAACTACATCACCAACGGCGGCTCGCTGGGCATGTCTGTTGGCGATCTGGTTCTCGTGATCGACACCGACGCCTCGCCGGTCATCGC